GAATCCAAATTCATCCATTATGAATCCGAACCAATACCCCACCCTCGAAGCGATGCCGGCCTTTGAAGGCCTGGTAATCGACGCCGACGGCACGACCACGCTGCAGCCCTCACAGCTCCAGGCCGTGGAGACCGTCCTGGCCCGCGAGGCCGCGCAGCAGGAGACCATCAACGGCCTGCAGGCGCAGCTCGACGAAGCAAACGCCCAGCTGCAGAACCGCGAACAGCGGATCAGCGAGCTGGAGGCATCCCTGACGGCCGCACAGCAGCGGCTCGAAAATCCGGATCCGCAGAACCCTGAGGTCCACGAGAACCCCGAGGCCGCCGGATCCGTCGAATCTGCAGAAGACTGGGACGAGGCCCTGGCGATCTGCAACAAGTTCCTCGGCAAATAATCTAAAAACAGACCTGTACCATGGATCTCTCAACCGCATTAGTCAACAGTTCCGCCAGATACCGCAAGGAAGTCCTGGCGATGCCTGTCGTTGCGCTTCTGGACAAGGCCCTGAAGCACATGACCCTTCGTCGCGGCGTAGCCGGTGACGAAACCGTAGGCCGCGTCGGCAGCGACGCCGAGCTGCGTCCCTACAAGACCGAAAAAGGTGCGACCGACAAGAGCCGCATCATCGCTCGAACCCTGACCACCTACCTGGGTGACGTCATCGAGGAGTTCGACCCGTACCAGCTGTTCACCACCGTCTACGGCGAGCAGTTCTCCGATAAGACCAAGCGTACCGAGGCCGAGATCGTCCAGGCCCTCTGCCTGCAGATGGGCAAGTCCGTGGCGAAGAAGCTGGGCGCCGCGCTGTTCAACGCACAGCGCAACCCTGCCGGCACCACCACCGCGACCCTGTTCAACGGCTTCAACACCATCGCAGCCGCGGAGATCACCGCCGGCAACATCGCAGCCGACAAGGGCAACTACATCGAGGTCGACACCATCACCGCGGCCAACGTGGGCGACGTGCTGAAGGCCATCTACGACGGCGCCTCCGAGGAGCTGCAGGAAGCCGACAACCTGAAGATGTTCCTCCCGAAGAGCATCAAGAAGCTGTACGACGACTGGTGCCTGGCCCACTTCGGCGCCGTGGTCTACAACACCACCTACGCGAAGAACCGCCTGCACGGCACCGACGAGAACCCCTGCGAGCTCGTGGCCCTCTCCGGCATGAAGAACTCCCCGTACATTTACCTATCCACGAAGGATAACATGCTCGTCGGCTGCGACCAGTCCGGCAACCCGAAGGAGAAGTTCCTCGTGCGCGTGCCTGATAACCCGAAGGTCGTGCAGTTCTTCGCCTGCATGTTCTGGGGCGTCCAGTTCGAGCAGATCGAGCAGGAGTTCCTCCTCGTGGCCAAGCAGGTGACGCCCACGCCGATCACCGTCTCCGGCGACGACAGCGTCGCCCTGGGCTCCGGCACCACCGCCGCCGTCCGCACCTACGCCACCTCGAACGGCTCCGCCGTCACCACCCAGGTGACCACCGAGGGCGCCAGCTGGCTCTCCGTCTCTGCCTCCGGCAACAAGGTGACCTTCACCCCGACCGCCTTCGCTTATGACGCCGCCGGCACCTCGCCGCGTACCGCCACCGTCCGCGTCTCCGCCGCCACCGGCTCCGGATACATCGACGTGACCGTCAGCCAGGAGATGGCAGCTAACCAGTAATCAGGGGGACCGCGACCATGAAGCACGCAAACCTTGATTTCAATATCGGCCGTGTCAATCCTTCCGGGATTGGCACGACCGTGTACCGGATCCGCCAGCGTTACATCACTGGCTGGCCGACCATCGAGAACGACCCGGACAAGGACAACACCATCGACGAGGCCGACATGTCGACCCTCAATGGCAGCTTCACCCTCGACACCGGGAAGTACTGGCAGAAGATCTACTCCACGCAGGGCAAGGGCTCGATCACCGCGGAGACCACCGGCGACACCGACAGCAAGATGTTCATCAACCACGCCTCCTTCTCGTTCCCTGACCTCACCCCCGAGGCCCTGGGCTTCTCGAAGGTATCCGTCAACGATGACTTCGTGTATATCGTCAAGGCCGCCGGCCGTTACCACGTCATCGGCTCCCCGGACTACCGCAGCGTGACGACCATCGCGCCGACCAGCGGCGACGCCGCCGGCAGCACGAAGGGCATCGTCTTCACCGTGGACTGCCCGGACGTCACGCCGCTGCCGGTCTATGAAGGTAACATCGTGACGGAGGACGGCTCGCTGAACTGCAGCACCGGCGTCTTCACGCCCACAAACAACTGATGATCCCCGCGATCACAGCATGGCTCGAACAGGCTGAACCCGATTTCAACACCGGGTTCAGCCTTTTCTGTCAGTATTCCCCGAACCGCACGCTCATCTCCTGGATCGGCCGCAAGCAGGACTTGGAGATGCTGCGCTACGAGCTCCGGAAGCTGAACCCGTACCTCACGGCGCCGGCCGCCGCAAATGCCGAAACCCTGGCCCTCGAGGCGAAGGCGTCGCCGGATCCGGCGGCACATGCCGCGCCGAAGGCCAAAAAACGGCCCGAAAAATCCGAACCAGCGCCGGATCCCGGGCCGAAGATCGTGTTCCGCACCTACGACGAGCGGCGCACGCGCCGCGCAGACCTGCCGCCGGAGCTGCAGCAGCTGTACGACGATATCGCCGGCGACTACAAGGTCCGGCGGGCCCTCCACGAGAAGATGAAGGCCGCACTCTCCGACGCGGACCGCGCATCGTTCCGCGCGCGGATCCTGGAGTGCCAGGAACGCATCACCGCGGGCTGGAAGCGCATCGATGCGCATCTCTACGAGACGACGACGCGCCAGATGGAGGACTCCTTCAACGAGAAGAGCTGCCGGGCCTACATCTCGAAAGGCCTGAAGGAAGAGAGCCTGTCGCCCAAGCGCCGCGACGGCATCCGGATCCGCGTGAAGGCCCTCCTGGAGCACGGCTGCACCCTCGCGGACGAAACCCTCCGGCAGCTGCGTGAACGTGACCTCCTATGAAAAACCCGAACCGCGATATCATCGACCACCTATCCCGCGCCCTGGAAGAACCGTCCTACGAGCTCCCGGAGCGCGAAGCCGCGCGCCTGACGCGCCTAAAGTCCATCTACGCGCACTGGGTCGAGCATCCGCTGCTCTCCGAGACGATGGTCCGCGACTGGACCATGTCCCTGTATCACATCGGCCGGGCCCAGGCCTACAACGACATCGCCGTGGTGAAGGTCGTCTTCGGCACGGCGCCGAAGGCCGACAAGGAGTTCCAGCGCTGGCGGGCGAACAAGCTGCTGGAGATGGCGGCAGCTGCCGCCATCGCCGGCAACGACAAAAAGGCGAAGGCCCTGACGAAGGTCGCGGACTCCATCGTCAAGGCAAACAACCTCGACGAGGCCGAGGGCGAGGACTATCCGTTCGACGAGATCGTCCCCAAGGATGAGTCGTTCTCCGTGGATCCCGCGACGATCGGCATCGAGAAGGTGCCGGGCATCGAGGAGCGGGCCCGGAAGCTGCTGCAGAAGTATACCCAGGAACTCGACGCCGATGACTGACGACGAACAGAAGGTCACCTACCTGAACAAGGCCCAGCAGACGGCCCTGGCCGTGGCGGCGAACACCGAGGTCCTGATCTGCGCCCGCCGTTTCGGCAAGTCGTTCGGCGTGATCTCGCGCCGCCTCAAGCGCAACGCCCAGATGATGCCGGGATCCACCGGCGGATTCATCGCCTCCTCCTACAGACAGGCACGCACGCGAACACTCCCCGCGGCCCTCTCCGGACTCCGTGAGGCGGGCCTGGTCGAAGGCATCCACTACGTCATCGGCAAGCGGCCGCCGGCCCGCCTGGGATATAAGAAGCCCCTGGTGCCGGTCCAGAACTTCGAGGACGTGGTGACGTTCTACAACGGCACCCAGATGATCGTCATCTCACAGGACGTGAAGATGAGCTCGAACTCCCTCACACTGGACTGGGTCATCGCCGACGAGGCGAAGGGCCTGGACTATGACAAGCTGAAGGACGAGACGTTCCCGGCCAACGGCGGCACGATGCGATATTTTGCGGATTGCCCCTGGCATCACTCCATGGTCTTCGTCAGCGACATGCCCGTGCTGAAGTCCGCGCGCTGGCTGCTGAACTACCGCGAGAAGGCGACGCCGGATATCGTCGACGCGATCCTCGGGCTGCTGCAGCTGCGCTGGACCGTGGTCCGCGAATATCCCGACGGCGAAGCGAAGCGGGACCGCCTGACGAAGATCGACCGGCTGCTGGCGGACCTCCGGCGCCAGGCCGTGTTCTACAGGGAATGGTCGATCTTCGAGAACATCGACGTCGTGGGCCTGCAGTACGTCCGCCAGATGAAGCGCGACCTGCCGCCCCTGGTGTTCCAGACGTCGATCCTGTCGCGGCGCATCGAGAAGCTGTCGGATGGGTTCTATCCCAATTTCCGGGAGTCCCTGCACACCTACATCAAGAACAACAACACCGCCCTGCAGCACTTCCTGGCCAACGGCATCACGGACTACGGATGCCTGGCGGATGCGGACCTGGACCCCAAGGCGCCGATATCCATCGCCTTCGACTACAACGCGAACATAAACTGGCTGGTCGCCGGCCAGAGGGACGGGTCGCTCCTGCGCGTGATCAAGTCGTTCTACGTGAAGTACCAGCGGAAGCTGCGCGAGCTGGTGGACGACTTCTGCAACTACTACCGCGCCCACCTGAAGAAGGAGGTCATCTTCTACTATGACACCACGGCCCTGGGCAGCAACTACGCCGTGAGCAAGGACGACTTCAAGTCCATCATCATCGAGCAGTTCCGGTCCCATGGCTGGCGGGTCGAGGCCAAGTTCATCGGCAAGCCGCTCCCCCACAACCAGAAGTACACCATCATCAACGACTGCTTCCGTGGAGCGAAGCACCTGATGCCAGTCTTCAACAAAGAGAACAACGAGGCCCTCCTGACAGCCATCACCCTGGCGGAGGTCGACATCTCCCCGCTGGGATTCCGCAAGCAGAAGGGAGGCGAGAAGCTCGCGGAGAGCGAGGACGACCCCCTGGAGTTTCGCACGGACGGCACGGATGCCTTCGACACCCTCCTCCTGGGAAACATCCTCTATCCCTATTCGACGTCGGCGATCGGCGTCGGCGCCGGCATCTGACCCCCGAGGGGCCCGTGGCATATTACGCGAAATTGCCATCGAGGTTGCGGGTCACGGGACAGGGCAAGGCCGGGGAGCTCGCTCCGCATTTTTTTCTTCGCGCGTAAAAATCGACCCCTTCCGGGCCTGATCCTCACACTTTTGTCGCAAAATCGGAATAGACGCGGCCGCGGGACCCGTGTCCCAACTCCCGGATGTCGGCCGACGTACTTTTGCTTCCAGAAATTACCGAAAAAAATGATCAGCGCGAGCGTCATTTGCGAAATCGCGAAGCTGCAGCAGGAAATATCGCTGAAGTGGGTCGCCGCCTCCGGCGAGGTCATCGTCGCGGACCACGCCGTCCCGACGTCGTTCCATGGAGACGGCCAGACCTTCAACGTGAAGCTGCTGCCTTCCGGCGAGATCCGAAAGGTGAACCGTTTCACGGTGATCGAACTGAACGGTGAAGAAGTTATCCTATGAGTGAACGCAAACAAGCCCTCCAGGTGGTGGACGGCGTGATCTACTTCCCCGGCATCGAGTCGGTCCTGGCCATAGACTCCGGCAGCGACTTCCGGATGGACTACGACATGAAGCCGGAGGAGATCGGGAACTACAAGGTCATGCCCTGGGGCCCCGACAACCTGCTGCCGAACCACCTGCTGCGAAAGATCGCAGAAAACGACATCGTCTCGGCGAACATCAAGTTCAACCGCGACGTCTGCTACGGCCTCGGGCCGAAACTGATCCGCGTGCTGAACCGCACGAACGGCAAGATCACGGACTTCGAGGAGGTGACCTCCGGCAAGGAGTTCGACTTCTTCGAGCGCAACGACATCCCGCTGTTCATGCTCGAGCAGCTGACCGACATGGTGGAGTTCTACAACACCTGGGCGGAGCTGAACTACGACAAGGCGACGACGGATATCCGGACGATACGGCACCGCGAAGCTGTCTTCAGCCGCTGGGCAAAGGCCGACCGCCGCGGATCCATCAACTGGCACTACTACTGCTCGGAGTGGAACAAGAACCCCGACAAGGATAAGATCATCTGCACGCGGGTCCTCGATGAGTTCGAGGCGCTCACGGAGCTGAAGATGTTCGCGGCCACGAAGACGCGCCTGATCTACTCCGCCTATATGCCGTCGCCAGGCCGGCCGTACTACAG